ACATACACAAAGAGAGACACACACACACGCTAAGAACCAGAAACACTCACACTAAACAAGACACACACACTGAGAGAGACACACACACACTCAGAGACACACACACTGAGAGACACACACACTGAGACACATACACATACAGAGAGAGACACACACTGAGAGAGAGAAAATTTTAACTCTTTAACCCAAGTTTGATTGTCTCCTTGATAATCGCTTTCTAATTGATAGACATGAAGTTGATTCATCAAACTATCAATCTTTGCTATAAGGCGTTCCTTGTCCTTTAATGTTATTGGGCTTTCTAATCCTCGCATTAAATCTAACTCTTTATCGTTTAATAATTCATTCATTTTAGCATTTCTCCATTGTGCATCTGCCAACAAGACAGGCAAATATATTTATACATTTTAGAATCAGGAATTTTAATAGGATAGGATTCCATTGGGTCTATTGAGCAGGCACAACCAGTACACTTTGTGGTATTCAGTTGTTGTTCTGTGTTGCACTCTTTCCATGTTTCACAATGCATTGTCATATCCCCATGTATTATTTATATCTGAATTTTGTTTAGATTAAAAAAGGGATTCCTTCTTGAAGTCCTTGCCACTTCTTGTTTACCTTGATGCAATGATATGTTCTTCCTTTAATAATGAGTTGCGCTTTTTGACCATTTTTGCTTTTCGATATAAGTTTGAATTCGATCTTTTTCATCTTATGCCCCTAGTTTGGTTATTCATCTTTAATACACTATAGCATATTAATATTAATCCGTCAATCTTTTCCCTAAATAAAACGGAAATAAATTATAACACTATTGTAATTTTCCGATTTTTTGTGTAAGATTGCCATAAGGGGGAAGTAATATGTTAGGACATCTTGCAGTTTTGCATTGGGGTCAGATATCCCAGACTATAAACGCGGCGGCCGGCACAAGCGTAAGTGGTGCGATTAAGGGCATTAAGGGTAAAAGTAAGATCGCGGGGCTCTCTGGGAAGGGGAGCATTAGCGGTCTTAAGGGTGGTGGGGAAAAAGGTGGGTTAAGCGGTAGTGGTGAGTTGGGAAAGGTTTGATCGTAAATAACCAGGAGTTTTAGATGCCACTAAAATCAGGCAAATCCCAAGCAGTAGTTTCCTCCAATATCAAGACAGAAATAGAAGCCGGACGGCCTCGCAAGCAAGCCATAGCCATTGCCTTGTCCAAGGCTGGCAAATCCAAACGAAAAACAAGAAAAAATCGTGCCATGAAGCGGAAATCCGCTAAAAAGGGAAGAAAATGATTGGTTTGCTAAAAGATATGGATAGGTGGTTTAATCCACACGCCTTTACTTTAGAGAAAATGGAGGAGCTTTCAGCCTCAAGAATGGCAAAAAAGATGGAAGTGGAGAAGCAAAAGCAGATTAAATATATTCAGGAGTCTGTGTTATTCGGACATATTATGGCTTCTTCTTTACAGGAATGTGTGAGAAATGACAGCATTAACAATAGTCAATAGCGGTGAATCGTTAGATTTCAGCTTTAATATTGGCGAGGAAGACACTACCGATTCATTCGTATGCACCATTAAAACAAAGCGTTTCCCTGCTGATTCTGCTACGGTGGACAGGGTGGTTGCTCTTAGTACAGATACCAACAAGCTGGGCCAGACTATTAGGGCGTGGACGGGGTTCTTAACGAGTACTGAGATGACTACAATGGCGGCGGTAGCTACTGGCACTTGGTATTTAATAGCCACACTAGTCAATTCAACCACAGTAGAGAACAAGCAAATTGAGAAAAGGTTTAGTATTGCAAGCACTTGGAGCAATTGATGTTACTCTGAATTGTGTTATAGTATATGGCGATATGCTCAAAGTGCAAGGGATTTAATTCGAGGCTATCTAGGTATTGCCATGAATGTCACGCCGCATATATGAGGGAGTGGAGGAAAAATAACCCTCCTACTGAGTTTATGGCTGAATGCGATCAAGAAATATTTAATGTGGGCATTAACAGGGCTTTAGAGTCGTTGAAGAGTGCTAAAAAGACGCATGAACAGCGTATGGCCTTCCTTGAATGGGCCGATAAGCGGATAAAGAAGGAAATTGAGGAAGAGCGAAAGGAGGCGTTAAGAAATGCCTAAACATCAGAACGGAACGAGAAAACCAAGGAAGGTTAAGAAACCTAAAAGAAAATAATGGAAGAAACTGAAACTATTTATGTGTGCGGTGAGAGTAGCACCGAGGAGTTGATAGGCTTTGATGAGAATTTTGAGCCTATAATTGAAGTAACTATGGAGAAAGAGAATGAAACGAATAACAAGGCGTGACATATTAAAGCTAATGGGTAAGGTGGTAGCTGTTACGGGTGTGGGTATGGCTATGCCTAGTGTTTTGATTGCAAAGGAGATGGAATTTGATAAAAAGTACTTTTCTGATGGATTGAAGAAAGAGATTGATAAAATAGAGTTTCAACCTATTACTAATACTGGCCCTTGGGTTCATCCCCTTGACCCTGGCGATGGTTCGTTTGTTCATCGTTCTGGGTACCTACAAATTGAGCCTTCCACGCTTAAAGCTGTTGATACAGTAACAGTTGCAGGATCAACCAATTCTAATGGTAAGTGGATTATGGTAGACCAACAGAATATGAGGCCGGTTAAATAATGGCCCTAGAAAACCCAAAACTGCCTGGAACACGAAAAGTAGGCAAGCCATTAGAATACGAAACTCCTCAAGAGCTTGAAGAGTGGATTGATATGTATTTTGATGAGTGTAAGGCTAATCGAAATATACAACGTAGGCTAATGCCCTCTAATCAAAGCCAGGAAAACCCTGTTGATTATGATGTCTTAATTCTAGAAAAAGAACATGATTTTACTGAAGATATTCACCCTACGATATCGGGCCTTGCAATCTATATAGGATTGACAAGGACAACCCTTATTAATTATGAAGGCAGGGAAGAATATGTTGGAACCATTAAAAATGCTAAGGCAAGAGTCGAAAGTTACTTAGATCAAAAGACTTACAGTCCTAATAACAACGGGGTACAGTTCAACTTAAAGAACAATTTTAACTGGAAAGACAAGCAAGAGATAGACCATGGAGGCGGTTTAACCGTGAACATTGGTAACAAAGATGCGGGAAACCTTTAGGGGCTTGAATGCGGTTATTGTCTAATAAGACACTAGACCTTTAGCATGTTTTTTTTGTGTTTGTAAAGTTCCATATATTTTAAGGATATTAAAAATGAATGCAGATGAATTCTTTGAGAAATTGGAGCGTGAAATAAAAGGGGATGGCGCGGATGTGGAGCCTATTGCGTTTGAGAAATGGGAAGAGAAAGGAAACGAAGGATTTCATTCTAAGAAATGGAAGTATGGTGATTGTAGGCACGAAAAAAAGACCTTGAATGATGAGGCGCGAATGATTCAATGTAATGATTGCAACGCATTCCTTGACCCCTATGACTGCTTAAAGAGACTGGTAGTTGAAAGGCAGAGAAGTCAGGATTATGGGGTTAATCTTACTGAGTCGGTAAACGATTTAAGGAAGAAAGAGCATAGCTTAAAAAAAAGAATTGAAGAGTTTGAATGGGAAAATTAAGCGCAGAAACTCTAACCTAATGGAGAAACAATAATGGAGACAGTAATCAGCGATAAGAAAGAGTTAGCCGAAAAGATTGCGGGGATGTTGGGGTGGGAAGGTGAAAGGGTTATGTGTGCAGGGGAGTTATGTATTCAGACTGCAAATCACTCATTGTATGGGATAGAGAGAAGAGTTTTCTCCTGGCCCACAGTTGGCCTTTGCATCGAGAAGGCTAGGGAGTTGGGGTGGCGTCCTTGGTGGCATGACCATAAATTTCTTTTTGTTTATGAAGACGATAAGGAATTTACTTCAACTGGGAGGCATGATGTCAATGCCCACGGCGACATCGAAGCAATCATAAGAGCATTTGCAGAGATACCAATGGAGGTGGAGAATGACAACTAAAACAAAACCACAAACCAAGCAAGAAATGGATGAATGGTTGGCTGAGAATGTTTTGAAACTACGAGCAAATCCAGATGGCGCTTATCAGATAGGGCATGAAGCAGTAGAAGATTGGCTAAAAACCCCCGATGGCTTCTTTGCGGTTTGGAATGCGGTGGAGAAGGCGCAATATTTTGTTGGGATGGAAATGTATATTCCTCCTGATGAGGAATTACAGGGCGAAGCCTTCTACAACGCAGTTTATGAGGCATGGGAATGAATAGTCAAGAGATGAGGGAGGCTCGCCAGTTTGCAGAATTGCGTGGTGTGAAGATTGCCTTGGCTTACGGTGAAAAAGGGGCAACTTTTAAGAGCGTTGGGGCAAAGTATAACGTCACAGGGGAAAGAATTAGAATTATTGTTGAGGCCCATAAGCAACGAATGGAAAAGAATATTAAATGTGGTGTGAAAAAAGTCTACTGGATTTGAAGGCAATGAATGCTAGCAACTGAGCAACAGTTTACCCTAACCGCTAAGCAGGAAGAGGCTATCGACCTAATCAGTAGCCCCGCCAAGCATATTCTGTTGGTTGGTGGTGCAAGGTCTACTAAGACATTTACCCTTGTGCGCTCTAAAATCATTCGAGCTTTAGCCGTTCCCAATTCCCGCCATTTAATAGCTAGATTCCGGTTCAATAGCGTTAAGAAGTCGGTAATGCTTGACACCTTCCCCAAGGTAATGAGGTTGTGTTGGCCTAAGCTAACGTGGCACCAGGACAACGTAGACTTTTATGCAAGATTTCCCAATGGTAGTGAACTGTGGTTCGGTGGTTTGGATGATAAGGAAAGAGCAGAAAAGATTCTAGGGAATGAGTATGCAACGATTACCCTTAACGAGTGTTCCCAGATATCCTATTCTAATAGGCTCCTTTTGATAACAAGGCTTGCCCAGAAATGCCCTTATGTGGTGAATGGGGTTACTAAGATTCTACGCCTCAAGATGTTCTATGATGAGAACCCGCCCAACAAAGGCCACTGGAGCCATAAGTTATTCATTGAAAAGAAAGACCCCGTTACCAAACTCGCCTTAAAACACCCAGAAAAATACGCCTATTTGTTTATGAACCCTGTTGATAACAAGGAGAATCTAGCTCAAGAATACTTGGATGAATTAGATGAAATGCCCAAAAGGCAAAGAGATAGGTTCTACTTGGGTCTGTTCGCTGATGATACCGATAATGCTTTATGGTCAGAGAAAACCATCAATGATAATCGGGTAGACTGTGTGCCTGAAGGCGTGACAATGGTTAGGATAGTAGTTCCGGTTGATCCTTCAGGTGCAAGTGATGATCCTGAAGAGAGTAATGATGATATTGGCATCGGTGTGGTAGGCTTAGGGAGTGATGGTAACGCCTATGTATTTGAGGACTTGACTATTAACGCTGGTCCTGCTAAATGGGGTAGTGTTGCTGTCTCTGCTTACCAAAGGCATGATGCTGATAAGGTGGTGGGTGAAACTAATTTCGGTGGTGAAATGGTTAAGTTTGTTGTTCAAACGGCGGCTAAAGTGGCTAAGGCTATCGTTGCCTTTGGTAAAGTAACGGCTTCAAGGGGTAAAGCGGTAAGAGCAGAGCCAGTGAGCGCCTTACATGAAGTGGGCAAGATCAAGTTTATAGGGCGGTTCGATGATTTAGAAGATGAATTATTGGCATTCACTACCACAGGTTATAGTGGTAGCAAGTCACCGAACAGGGCTGACTGGTTTATATGGGGCATTTATGAGTTGTTCCCAGGCTTGACCCAGAAGGAAAAGAAGGAAGTAGTGCTTAATATACCCAATAGGAAAAGGTTCTAATGGAGAAAGCTAATGATTTATAAAATACTTTGTTATTTAGGTAAATGCTGGCTAGCTTTCAAAGATACACATGGGCTTCGGAGCGCTGGAGGGGTTGCAGTTGGATTAATAAGATAGAAGATTCAGAGTATAAACCATTAACAATGTTGATTCGCAAAGATGTGGGGGTTAGCTACGACATTACTAGACACGGTATTGAGGTAGTTAATGAACACTAAAGCCATACCTTACAAGCCTATAGTTGCATGGGAGGAAAGCAGAGGAAAAGGATTTGGTTGGATAGTTTTAGTTCCTTTTTCAGGGATAATGCATACTACTTGGATGAATTGTGATGAATTTCACGAAGCTGTTGCTCACAAGTTTCCACAATTAATTATAATTAATTTGAACTGATATGCCACTAGAAAAAACCACAACCGAACCAAAAGAAAAAGACGAGAAAGCTCTTTTGACTCAGTATAAGAATGAGTTGGAGATGGATGCTAACGTTGTGGAAGAGCAACGGGAAGAAGCCAATGAAGATATGAGATTTATCCACACTCCTGGTGGTATGTGGGATGATTTCTTTGAAAATGAATTGCCTAGCTCTAGTGAGCGACTCAAGATGCAGTTTGATTTGACTAGTGACCCTAGAGACAGGTTTATAGGTAACTGGAATACAAACCGGGTTAATGTAGAGTATAAACCTGATGATTCAAAGACTTCTGAAGACGATGCGGAGCTATTAAACGGTATTTACCGCACCGATCATAAACAGTTCTCCGGTAAACTATCGACTGACAATGCAGTGCATGAAGTAGCTGACTGTGGGTATGGTGCCTTTAAGATTGCAACCAAGTTTGAAGATATGGAAGACCCGGAAAACGACAATCAAAGGATAGAATTCAGGCCAATACATAACGCCTATAACTCTGTATTCTGGGATGCTAACGCCAAACGTATTGACAAGATGGATGCCATGCACTGTACAGAATTAACCCAGTTTACCAAGAAATCCTTTGAGGTTGTATATCCTGGTAAAACTGCTGTCTCTGCTTTCACTCCTACAGATTCAGGGGTTAACAGAACGCTTAGGAATCGGCCGGAAGAAATATTCATTGCAACTCGATACACCATCATTAGAAAGAAAGAAAAAGTATTTGTATATAACAATCTTGAGCGTGACGAGGTAGAGGTATATTCTCAAGAAGATCATGAATCGGTTAAGGATGAATTAAAGAAGGATAAGCTAAGAAAGTTTGTTAGAGAGCGCTCTGTTATCAGGCAGACTGTTGAAAGGTCTGTATTTAGTGGTGATGAGTTCCTGCAGGAAGATGAAAGGATTGCCGGAAAATGGATCCCTATTATCCCCATGTATGGATATCGTGGGTTTGTTGAGGGTGTGGAATGGTATCACGGATTTGTCCGACCTTTAAAGGATGCGAACCGGGCTTTTAATATGCAAGTTTCCCAGATTATGGAGAATGCGGCTTCAGGGAACCACAACAAGCCTATATTTGATCC